CGGCATCAGGCGAGCCTTGATGTCCTGAATGGCGCCGTGTGCCATGAAGCCCTGCAACTGCGATGGCGAAATCACACCAACGCCGAAGCTCGGCCAGACTTCGATATCGTTGCCGGCGTCATCCTGAAACAGCTGCGTGTACTGCCAGTAATTGAACTGGCCAATCGAGCCCAGATAGACAGCAACCATGTCCTCGCTGCCGGCAGCAACCGCACCGAACTGCATGACGCCATCGGCCTGACGACGATTATCGAGGGTTTCCCGCACTTCCTCGTCGGTCTGGAAGATTTCAGCTGCTTCTGCACCCAGAATGACTTCCGTGGCAGCGCCGCCCGAAGCCTTGGCGACGCGCGTTCCCCAATCGCGGATGGAGGTTCGCACCTTGACGCCCGCTTCACCCCATCGGTTCGCACCGGTCAATGCGACTGTCAGCTCTGCCTTTCGGCCATAATCGACAACCTGCGTTTCGTAATCCTCGCCGGACACGACAATCTTGCCGGTTTTCAGGGCTTCCGCCGCCATGATTTCTTCGCGTCGGGTGATTTCGTCATCCTGATCGAAGAGCGTGTCGGTAACGGTCTGCATGTACCGTTCCTCGGCGGTCATCTCGCCGCCGATGCGCTCGCCCGGACGACGGCGTAAACCTTCGCCGGGTCGAATGGTATTCTTGGGCTTCACATAGGCCGGAGTGAAAACATTGGTCTGGCGACCACGAATGGCGCGCTCGCGACCGGGAACGAGCGGGGAGACGAAAGGCGCGACATTGCGACGACGCTTCAACTTGTCGAAAGCGATTTCCTCCGAATCCGACTGGAAGCCGTTTGGAAAGAAAGTATCGCGAATGAATGCGGTGGGACGGTCGCGTGACTCGATAACAGCAGCCAGCGCAACCGTGCTGAAAAGGCTTTCCATATTGGAGATTCCTCGATTGATGCGTTGTTAACGCGAGGGTGAGAGGCGCTGCCGATCAGGCGAGCGTGTGGATATAGAGCGGGGCCGATGCCTTGCGGAAAGCAGCCTCGACGGTTGCCAGTGTGTGACCTTCGCCCAGAATGAGCTTGGAGCCATCGAAACCGGCACTGGTGTAAACGCGCTTTTCGAGCGCGCCTGCGGATGTGTCGACGTCAATGGCGAGCACCACGGATGGAACTTCCGAGCCATCGGCTGCGGCAGAAGTCGACAGTTTAAATGTGCCGTCAGCATCGCCGAGTACGGCACCACGCGTCAGCACCTGGCCCGCGCCGATAGTGACAGTGCGGACAGCAACAGGGTAATCGCCGACAAGGAGATCGCCGGGCGTATAATCTTCGGATCGCATTTTGATTGCTCCCAGAAAGAGTTCGTTGAGGGTGACAGGTGTCGCTTACTTGCGGTTCCGTGCTTCGGCCCGGCTTTTGGCAAAAGCCATCAGCTTTTCATCGCCAGTGCGGGGCGCAGACTTGGAGCCGCCATTGCCGAGCGCTGGAACACGTCCGTTCATGCGCGACGACAGCGAAGGCTTGCCGGAACCGGAGGCGCCGGAAGCCTTGAGTGTGCCGATTGCGGCCTTGGCACTCATGCCGGTGCTGAACGCCAGATGCGCCGCAAGAGAGGGGTTGGAATCAGCATGCGAACTGCCGAGAATGGCAGACATTCGCTTCCGCTCTGCGCGGCGGCCACGAGCGAATTCGCCCTGATCCTTGTCGTCTTCGGAAACAGGCTCATCTTCATCCGCATCGGCAGGCTTGTCTTCGTCCTCTTCCGCCTGTGGATCGGCTTGGTCATCGTCCTCGGCTTCATCTTCCGGACGGGTTTCGTCTTCGAGGTCCTCGGGCTTTTCCTCTTCGAGGCGCGATTTCATTGACCGGCCACCGCCAACGGCAGCCCGGATAGCGCGTGCAAGCGACATCAGCTTTATCCTTGTTCAGATTGTAGGGTTGGTCAGTCTTGGCGCTTACGCGCCTATCGCGGCCAGAAATTCGCGGAAGGCATCTTTCGGACGGCCGACAGCATCGACCAACCCAAGATCAACAGCCTTCTGGCCCCGAAAAGTATCCGCCTCAGTCGCGAGAGCGGCATCAAGTGAAAGGCGACCGGCCCGATAGCGTGCAACGGTCTCGGCAAACAGCACGCGCATGGATTCCAGATCCTCAATCGCGGTGCCGTATTCTTCATCTGTCATCGCCTCGAACATGCCGGGGCGGGCTTTCTTCTCTCCGGCGCGCAGTATGGTTACGGCGAGGCCCTGTTTTTTTGCCCATTCCGACGCATCGACATGCATGGAGATGACGCCGATAGAACCGGCATAACCGGTTGCAGGAATGACAGCCTGCCGACAGGCCGACGCAATCAGATATGCGGCAGAACAGGCATGATCGGTCAGGATCGCCATGGTTGGTTTTTCCTGCGATAGCTGGAATAGCTCCTCGGCGCAGTTAAAACAGCCATCCACTTCACCGCCAAAGCTGTCGATCTCGAACACCGCAGCCTTGATGTCGTCACGCTCGCGACAATCGGCGATCTGGATATTGAGGCCTTCATAGGACGTGACGCCAGAAGACTTGCCGACCCACGCCCCCTTGTTCACGAGAGAGCCTTCGACCTCGATGACGGCAACAGGCCCGACCATCTTCGGGCCGTTGTAGGTTTTCTCGCCGGTCCATCCGTCGCGAAGCTCGCGCATATCCTCGGTGAGAACACCCATTTCCGGGCCGTGGTTCATGTCGAGTTCCCGCCCTAGAACCCGAGGTCCGAAGGCGCGGGCGATGATATTCGCCTTTCCCTCATGCAGCATCAGCGGTGTATTGAAGAGCCGCGCTGCAATCTCCGGCATTGCGTACTGAATCATTGTTCCTCTTTCCGGTCGGGTTCGGACGTCGGTTCGTTCGCAAAGCGCGACACCACGCCGGCACTTGCGGTTTCACCGGCAATGACACCATGTTTGGCTGCAAAGCGGAGTTCGCGTCCGCGCTGAATGATGTCCTCTTTCCAGTCGCGGCCTTGTTCGGCGGATTCGGATTCCTGCGTTGTGAGACCGGTTGCCAGGCGGATAGCCGCTCCCTTGGCTTCCTTCTCAGGGTCCACCCAACCGCGTCCGCCGCCGATCCATGCAGCACGCACCCAGCCAGCCGGATTAGCTTCGAAAGAAGCGGCACGCGCCGGCAGGCGAATGCGGCCCTGATCGAACACCTCTTCCAGCCATGCCCAATAGATGGGTTGCATGAAGGAATGCGCGAAACCTGTTTTCGTTGAAGTCAGGCCACGCCAGATTTCCAGCAATGCAGCGCGAGCGCTCGAATAATTGACCTTCGACCAATCCATAGTGAGCTGCTCATAGGTGAGGCCAATCGTGGATGCGATGTTGCGAAGTGCAGCGTTCACAAACACTTCGAATGAAGCGTTCGGATGTTCGGATTTGGTGAACTCGACCTCTTCCCCCGGATTGAGGAAATTGACCTGCGCTCCACGTAGCCTGATCGGGTCCGCCTTGTAAGCTGCCTGCTGCGCCGCTGCCATTGCATTGATGGACTTGCCGAAATCGGCGGCACCAAGCGAACTGGCGAGATCGTCCATATCAAGAGGCGTTTTGATGAATGCTGCCATAACTGCGTTGAGCGCCGCAGCCTGCAATTCGTAATCATCATAGTCAGAAATCTGTTTCAGCTTCTGAAGCACAGGGGCCCAGCGCGAGACACCGCGCGTCATCCCTGCGCGGGTTGCCTCGAATGCATGAACAGCCAGAGGGCGGCCATATTCGTCATTGCGCTCGATCCGTTCCCAGACAAACATTTCCCGCATACGGCTATAGACGTCACCGGGATGGGTCTTGCGAACATGGTAGGCAACAGGCGAGTTGAAATCCGGGTCGATTTCAACACCGTCACGAAGCGTCTCGCTGTCCATCTTCCCGTTCGGATTCGAAATGCGAGCAGGGTCGATGACATGGACGCAGGTGCCATAGCCATTGCCGCCGGGACGATATGGGAGAACCGCGAACGCTTCTCCATCTGTGAAACGATGGCGTGCTGCGAGGCCGAGAATGCCGGCGACCGACTTGGTGCGCTCGGCGTCAAACCAGTTCATCGGGTCGGTGGCCACATCCGACCAGAGCGCCTCGATCTGGTCGCCGATTTCGTCAGCTTCGTCCTCGGTCAGATTCAGCGTCCGGGCATTCGGTTTCGATGACAAGCGCCAACCGGAACCGACAATATTGTCGACGAGGCGCGTAACACCAGCAGATGCCCAGCCATTGTTGCGTACCGCATCGTTGATACGGTCGACGGCAGCGTCACGGGAAAAACCGAGCGCGGATTGACCAGACCACGTGCCAGGCTGCCAAGCGGCCATGGAAGCATGATCGTTGCCGGCTGCACTATAGGCAGCGCTCATGGCGTAACGCCGGCGAGCCGCGGCCCGGAGCGAGTCCGGCAACGGAGTGCCGTAGCCATCAAGAAGTACGTGCCTGCTCATCCGAACACCACGCGACGCGCACGGGTGCGTGAGGGCGCAATGCCGAGCTTCGCTTCCAGTTCACGGTTATAGGCCCGAAGGCGACCCTCGTCGGCAGTGGTGTATGTCACACTCTCGCCCTGATAGCTAAGCTGGACCGTGGCCGCACCGGTCAGAAGACGGTGCAGAGCAGCGCGGGCTTCGGAAAGCTGCTTTTCGATAAGCGCTCTGTCCGTCATGTTCTGGTCTCCTGTTAGCCGCGCCGGGCTGCGCGAGCCCGGGCGCGGGCAATCGCCGCTGCAACGAGCGGGTTTGCTTCTTCGTTGTCGGGTTTGGCAGGCGTTCGTGTTGACGGGCGCATTGCCTGCAACATCAAATCTTCCAGATCGAGTTGCGGTGGCGGTGGCTCGCTCGCCAGCCGCTCCGCAAGCGCGTCCCATTCTTCCTCAGTCCAGTAATTAATACCGAGGCGAAGCGCTGCAGCCTGACCCTGATTGATCATGTCGAGTGCTTCATTCCGCATGCCAGACGGAAGTTCCCATTCGTAGTAGGGATGGCCCGCGCGGTTCTTGCGCTGCACCCGTCGTTCCGACGTCGCCTGCTGGAAGAAGTCATCGCCCAGCCCCTTGGCGAACTCGAAATATCCGGTCTGTTCAGGATCTTCCTTCGTATAGGAGCGATAGAGCCCGGCCTTCATCACCGAGGCGTTGAAGTTGAAAAAGCGCCGCTGATATTTGAGCGGCTTGCCGCGCTTGTCCTTTTCCTTCTTCACCTGCGCCAGCATCGGCGCTGCCTCGCGGTTATCACCACGAACCATGATGACGTCGGTGATCGGATGCTTGCGCGCCCATTCCCAGACGTCCTCGGTATAGGCGTTACCATCGATAGCCGTCAGGTCGGCCCGCCGCTTGTTGCCCCAGAAGTCTGTCCACTCGCGGTGGATCAGTTTTGAGAGCGCAAATTGCACCTGCGGTTCGGATATGTGGCCCGAATGGGGGACATATCCCGGCAGGCTTCTGCCTGCGCTGTCATCGAAGACACCGCGATCAATCACCACACGATAACGGTTTTTGCCGTGGCCAAGCAGCAGCCATTCCACGCGGTCGCCCTGCACATCGATGCCGATGGTCAGCACAAGCGCGCGAGGCGGGATGATACCGCGAATAACACTGCCTTGCTCGGCGCGATCGCGCAGGATTTCCCAGCCGATGGCCTCGCCGTCCGTCTCAAACGGCAGGCCAAGCCAGTCGTTGAAAAAGACCTGCTCGGCACCCGTCTTCTTGCCCTTGTCGTCGGGTCCACCACGCTGGACGTTGAGGAACGCCCGGGCCAGTGCTTCCCAACTTTCAAGTGGCGAGTAAGCCACCCAAATGTGGAACGATCGGTGATACCGGGCCCGATCCGGGTATTTGGCCACCCATCGGGCACCGTTCGCCGGATCGACCATCCACGCGCGATGATGCTCACGAATCTCGCCACCGCACTTCGGGCAGAAGAACGCGGCGCGTTCCGGATGCTGGGGATCGATATGATCCCGCATGTTCTCCCACTCCAGCGCGTGGAGATGGTGACAGTGCGGACAAGGGACGTGGTATCGTTCCTGCGTGCCCTGTTCAAAGTTCGTCGAGATGCGACAGCCCGGAGCAATGAGCGGCGTCGAAATCTTGAGAATCTTTGCAGCAATGAAAGCCTTTGACCGGCTTTCCGCCTGGCTTTCCGGGTCGCCTGCATCGTTGTTCTGCCACTTCGACAGATCGTCCTGTACCTGCTTGCGCGGCGAGATCATCGACAGGCCGGAAGGCGAGTTTGCGCCGGCAGCCTGAATAGCGCCACGCCCGTCAGCACGTTCCTTGTAGTGGATCGAGTTGCCGCCATCCCGGCTCTTTTCCGGGAAGAGCTGCGCAAGCGCTGTCGTCTCGCGAAGCAGCGGCATGAGCTTCTGCTTCGACCAACGCGAGGCGTTTTCCTCGGTCGGATGGACATAGAGGAAATCGCACGGGTCCATATCCATGGTCCCGAGCGTGAAGATGTTGGCCAGAACCGTACCGCCGACCTGCGCCGATTTTGCAATGGTCGCGATGCGGCAAGGATCTTCCGGCGATAGTGCCCGCAGGATTTCCGAGAAGAACGGAAAAAGGGCCTCGTTGTAAGGCCCCGGAAACTGCGTGATGCGGTCAGAAAAGACGATGTTGCCTTTTGCCCATTTCAGATAGTCCACGGGCGGCGGCGGCAACGTCTGTTGCTGTAGAACCTCGTAGGCCAGACGACGCGGATTGGAGAGAATGGTCATTCGTCTTCATCATCCGTGTCATCGACGATATGCGGGGCCTCATTTTCCGCCGCTTCCTGAAATCCTTGCGCGGCACGAACCCGGACATCCCGGAAAGCTTTCTGCAGGTGATGCAGGATATCGCGTTGCGGCACTTCGAATTGTCCAGCGAGATATGTCGCCATGTCTGCAAGCCCACCTTCCATGACGCGGTAGGCCATGGCGACCGCACGTGTGATTTCGGCTTTGGCTTCGTCGGCGCGGATATAGAGTCCTTCGGCAAGTGCTTCCTCGCGCTTTGCGCGCGCAGTCTGCATTTTTGCCTGTTCGAGCTTTTCCTTCGCGATCTGGTCAGCGATAGCGTCGCTCTGGGATGGAGGCCGATAATTGGACGCCTCCGGCTCCGGTTGCGCAACTTCGGGAACTGAAACTCGATTGCCAAGACCATTCAGACCTACGCGCTGCGCGACGTCCAGACGGCCAGTCAGTTGACGACGCGCCTTGTCGACGATGATGCGCGCATTGCGCCCGGTACCGTCCAGCGCATCGGGGCCGATCTGGCCGGACGCGATGTACTGAGACACGCGGCCCGGTGTGACGTTGATGAGCCGGGCGAACTCGCCTTTCGTCATGGTCGGCAACGACTGCGTTGCGGTCATCTGTGAACCTCGGGATTGCGCGGCGGTGGCGCATAGTCCGGCGCTCAGTTTTCCAATTTTAGCCAGCGAGTTTAGTTGTTTAGCCTTCGACTTTAGGCTTTGATTTCGGGCTCAGACTGCCGAGGAGTCGCCGTGCGAAATACCCGCAGGCAGACCCGGCGAGGAAGGACCCGAAATGTTTTTCGGGCCTCGCCGTCGCAGATGCGATTAGCGCTTCATCCGCTTCCCGATCTCTTCCGCCGCAAACTCTCCGAACTTGCGCTCGGCAACCTCCCGCACGATGCGATGGAAGTCGATACGCTTGGCATAAGGCCGCATGCGAACGAACAGGAAAACAGGCTTGATCCCGTTATCTCTGGGGTCGCGTTGCCAGACACCGGGGTGGAGGTGCGAATTGCGTTCGGGCACGAAGAAACGGGCGAACCGATAATTCCGGTTTCGCTTAGTCGAAGCCTCCGTTCTCTTGCGGTTATACCCCTCGGTTCGAGGTCCAACCTGCAAGTCGGCAAGGATACGGACGATCAGGGCCACGCGGACGTTGCCGTATTGGTCGAGGGGCGTATCGCGGGCAGGCACAGCGTATTCCCCGGCCTTGAGATAGCCGTAGGATTGTAACTGCCGTTCAAACGATTTCAGGTTGCGTTGGCCACCGAAGAATTGCGGCGTCAGAAAATTGGCTGGCGCGGTAGCGTTCTTCAGCCCCCAGGACCGCCCGGCGATCATGACCGTCGCCGACAGTCGGTTCTGGTTGGCCTGCTCATAAACGACCCCGCGCTTGGCATAGGGCGTCACGCGGTCGAGATGAAGTTCCATTTCCTTCTGGACTTCCTGCCGGCCGACTGCTGCAGCCCGGTTGAGCGCAGCGACGATTGCCTTTGGCATCACATCACGCTCGAACGCATCAAGAAACTTGTCGAATTCACGCGTGTCGAAGTTCAGAAAAGCGGACGTCGATCCGTTGAGTCCTGTCGAGACATCAAGGTTCATATCCGACCCCTATCCTCATAAGCAAAGAGCGCCTCGCGGCGCTCATGGATGCTGGTGAATTCTGGACATAGCTTACGCACTGGCCCTGAATCGCTTTCTGCCGGTCTGGCAGTCAGGGCGGGGTCCGAGCGCGACCACCTCAGGAACTTGTCCCCACGTGCTACCGTGTGTCGAGGCTCACTATTCTCTACCGGATCATCCCGTGACAGGATTACATTCATAACGGCGCGAGAAATGCAAGCGGCATAATCATAGGCGTGGCTTGACCGAACAGCATTAGTTCGACAACGGCAACGCCTTTCCCCTTCCCGCCACCTGACACCAGATCGGCAGTCCTCCCAGCAAATATTCCCTCACGAATAGCGACCCGGCTTACCCCGGCGAATGCGGCGTGCGGAACTTCATGATTGAATTCACCTTTGTCCGCTTTCTCCTTGAAATCATTGACGTGCCTTGCATCGACCAGATAGGGCTTGTCGCATCCGCCGAGCACGCCTGTAACATGTTCGAATGTCAGCAATCCTGCCAATGCATCATTGCCAAGCCGACATCGAACCAGAATGTACCCGATCATTACCGGCTGGAGTTTCGGTGGAATTTCCTTATGAAAACGACGCACTTTTGGCCCCAGTTTCATGGGGACAAGCGCCTCGACATTCGCCGCTTCGAGATCATCGCGCACCGCGAATTCACGTCCGGACATTACCCGAAGCACCAGCCAGGGCGAATCGTCGCCTGCCCGAACGGCTGCAGCAGCCCGTATTCTTGCCACCCTCCGGCGCTCCGACAGCACCCTGTCGATAGCCTTGCACTGATCAGCAGTCGGCTGCATGGATAGCGCCGCGTCGATCTGCTTGCGGTCAATTGCCATCATGTTCACCCAGTCCCCTCAAAGCGGATTCAAATTCATGGAGCGCAGCGGGCCCACCTTTCGGGCAGAAGACGACGGGAGCGCTGTCGAATGCTGACAGCCAAGGCCAGCCTTTGGCCCGAAATTCCTCCCTCCACGCCTCCAATACGTCTGTGTCCCGTGGAACAGGCTCCAGTGTTCTGGCGAGATCATGCCAACGCTGACCGAAGACAATGCCACCTTTCTGTTGCATGGTGATCTTGAAGCCATGCACCGATGGCCAAGCCTTGCTGAGTTGCCAGTCCGTCATCGGCAAACCGCTCACCATGGATGCGTCCGACGGTCCATCGAGCAGGAAGGCGAACAACCGCGCCATGCCGACAGGACCAAGGCATTTAGCCCAGCCGACAGGTCTCTGGCTGGCTTCTCTGGCTTCCTTGGCCTTCTGCGCAGCCGCAGCCCGTTCGGCTCGCAAGATTATTTCCGGGTCGAGTGCATTCCACATTCTGTCGCGGAAGAACGTACCCACTGGCTGCGGCTTCACTTTCCGCTCGGCAGCGTCGAGGAGATAGGCGTCGCGCCAACGCTCGGCCTGTTTGCGCTCGTCCGGTGAAATGCCGGCGAACTGACGCTTGATCCAATCCAAAGTCGTTTTGTTGTCCCACTTCGGCCAAATACCGGCCTGGTAGCCCACGCCATTGCAGAACCGGATAACACGCCTTTCGAATGCAGCAGTTTTGGGATCATCCTCACCCGACGATCTTGGCTGATTTTCCATGCCTTCCGGATTTTCGCGCTCGCTCCCTTTTTTCTCTTCGTTAAGAGGGGTTGTTAAAGACGGGTCGTTAATAGGTGCCGGTCCAGAACCGGCAGGGGGTGCCGGCTCTAGGGCGGCAGGGGGTGCCGATATACCGGCAGGGGTGCCGACATACCGGCAGGGTTCATCGGCGTCAGAAACGCTCGCCGGATCGGGATGTTTCGGGTCGAGAACCACGCGATACAGGTGCGCACTATCGCGCCCGCTGTCGGACTCTTGGACGTGCCGTTCCAGATAGCCGGCATCAATCAGGCGATTGATCGACTCGAAAACGGTTGCGCGAGCGCAGCCCATCTCATTCGCCATCTTAACCTGACTGCGCCGACACCAGCCCAAATCGTCAGTATGTCTGCCGAGCACGCAAAGCACCTGCAGGTCACGTGGCTTCAGCGCCTTGTCTGTGGCAGCACGAGCCGGAATAATGGAAAGACGTGGACCGCTCATTGAGAGCCGCCTTTCCAGCGCACCCATGCGCCGGGCCGAATAATCTCTCCAGCCATTAGTTGCCCACCTTTCTCCATGCCTCGAACGATCCCCGCAGTGATCGCCAACGATCCGCCGCAGCATCGTCCCTGTTCAGTTCGTTTCGTGATGTGATGCCGAGAATGGTGCGCAGTTTCTGCGCTGCCCGTTCGGCAGTAAGTGGCCGTTCAAGGCCGTGCTTTTCTTCTAGAAACACCTTGAATGCCGCGTCATCGCACTTCATCGCAGCTTCCGCCGCGAAGTCCTTACGTTTGCTATGGTTTTTTTGACGCGGCGCGTCCTTGCGAGCCTTTGCTATCGCCCGGTCGACAAGCCGCAGCAGAAAGACCACCATTTCCGGCGCACCGACAACAAAGTCGATTTCTTCCGGCAGTGCGCCGGGATGAAAACGGGCGATCTCATTGAGTTCGCCCACGGAAGTTCTCGCCTCGACAAACTGGCCGCGATCATCAGCGGATCGGTACCATTTTTGCCCCGACAGCCCGGCAAGCTTGTTTCGAATCCGATGCAGCTCCATCGCTTCGGGGTTCATATCGCGCCCCTCCATTCGATGATCTCTAGGCTGCAATTGAGCGCCAGCTGTCGTTCCGCGAGTGCGCCTTTGGAACGCTCCCAGCCCGGTAGCAAGATGATGGTGTCAGCTTCCAGACAGATGAAATTGCAATAGGACGCAAACGCCCGCCTGATCGGAAATTCTTCCGGTGGGCCGTCGTGTGGAAACTCTGCTGGATTGTAGACACGATGCCCGGATGCTCGCAGCTGCGCCGTGACGCGGTGAAAAGCCGGATAGTTATAGTCTGGCAGACCCGTCATCGGCCCCGAAAGATAAATGTTGCGCTTGCGAGCGGGCATGACAGCATCGGTCATTCTTGTGCCCTCCCCGCAGCTTCATACCCCCAGGCATCCCAGCCGGGACGCGGCGAGCGGCAGAACAGTTCAAGCTTTGGAACATCGGGATAAAGCCGCTCAATCTGCTCGGCGAACCATGCTGGCTTTGCCGAATGCTTGCCCTTGCGCTCGCGGTGCACGGTTTCAGGCTGGGTACCAGCCAGCGGCGCAGGCGGATTACCGCGCTTGCCGATCAGCAACAGTTCGTGCCGGTCGCGGCCCCAATATCCGGTTCCCGCGACTTCCTTGTCCCAGATCCAGTGATGGACATAGGTGAAGCCCCAAGCCCGCATGACGCCGACCGCATCCAGCAGCATCGGATTAGTGGCCCAGAGAAACAGCATCGCATCCAGCGTGAACGGGGAACCAATCTCGGCTAGAAGGCCGGATATCGAAGCCGTATCCATTGTCGGATAATGGTTTTCTGCGCTCTTTTCCCGGCCTGTTTCTTCCGAGTAAACGCCGAACTTCCATGGCGGATCGGCGTAGATGATGGGATAGAGGCGCTGCACCTTGCCGGGCGCAGTTTCCCGCCCCTTTTCGGCAACCAAGGCCATGGTCGTAAGCCGCACAGCATGGCGAACCTTTTGCTGCTCGGCGCGAATTTTCCTTGCCTCGGCGACAATCGCTTTCTTTTCTTCGCGAACCACCCTCGCCTGCTCGGCATGCTGCAGTTCGGACAATGCCTCGCCGGCATGAACCGAAACCTTGCCCGCCCGGATCGCGTCAATGAGTTCCGGCGCACCATGTTCGCGCACGCGTCGCGCAGCCGTCACCGCACGTTCGGAAACTGACAGCTTTTCCGCAGCGCGTCGGGTCGGCAAATTTGCTGACCCGGCAGTTGCCTGATTTACGCCGCGCTCCCAATCGACAATCATCGCCGCCGCAATGGCGCGCTGGCTTTCACTGAGGTGACGCCGGTGCAGATTCTTCGACAGGACGAAGCTCAGAGGGTCAGATCCGGCGAACTCGGCATATATCGGCTTGACGCCAGCCAGACCGCATGCGGCCTGACGGTTGCGCCCGTCCAGAACCTTGCCTTCCAGCAGCAGGATAGGCTCGACCTGACCGTTTGCGGCTATGTCGGCAGCAAGAACCTTCAGGTCGGCTTCCGCAATCATCGGAAATATGTCGGCAAGCGGATGCGACGGATATGTCATGCGGCGACCCCGCTTTTCCCCGACCTCTTCGAAGCAGACGCCGCCTTGGCGCGGTGCCCTTCCAGCAGAAGAACCGCCCGTTCCAACGTTGCCGCACCGACGCCATCCGCCAGCGCCGTAGCAAAGCGAACATGCATATCCAGTTCGCGATCCGAAACCGGGTTTCCTTGTTCCTGACCGACGCGAGCAGCAAACGCCGCATCGAAAAGCATCTGCGCGAACGCTGACGGCTTGTAGCCCCTGCGCTCGGCCATTGCGGTAAGGCTTCCATAGGCCTTGGCATTGAGACGAACCGCAACTTTAAAACTTGACGGATTCATACGAACGAACCTCCGCGAGATAAACGACGAGAAAAAATGGGGAAGCCGCTCCGAGAACGCAGAGGGTTGCGAGAAGAGCTGCAACGAAGAGGTCGTGTTTCCGGATAAACTTGATCACAGCCATCCTCACGACATGCCAAGCGCGTCCATGTAGAGCTGAAGCATCGCTTCCTCTTCCTGACGCTCGTGATCTTCTTTTTTCCGAAGGCGGATGATGATGCGGACGATCTTCGGGTCGAATCCACTACCTTTCAGCTCGGCGTAAACGCCCTTGATATCGCCGGCGATTTCGGACTTTTCCCCTTCCAGCCGCTCGATACGTTCAATGAAGGCGCGAAGCTGTCCGACGGCGATAGTCTGCGCTTCCGAGGTGATGTTGTCGCCCGCCGTCGGAGGGGCTTCGGACGCATCGTGCTCGTCAGCTTCAATATCGACGGCCTTGTTGCGCCTTGTCCCTGCCCTCGCCGCCTTGGCGCTCCACGGATCATACCCCTCCTGAAGCTCAGTCATGACGAACCGCCTTTCCCGCACGTAAGCGCCAGCCACCTTCAACGGTGGCCCGCGCTATCGCATCGGCTTTTCCGGGGAATCGATTGAGGATCCGGCGCGATCGATCACTGCCAAAACGTTTTACCGACTGGCGCCAGCACACGACGCCGACATAACCGTCCACCAGCAGATACTTTAAGCGGCGAGTGGAACTCATGTTCCCGCCTCCAGTCGGCGGATGAGATCGTCCATCACGCGCATAAGCTCGCGAGCTTCCTTGCCGATATTCCTGCGCTCGGCGGCATCGATCCGATTATCCGTCAGGGCCTCGATAATCGCCTGCGATACGTCCATCCCCTCTTTCATGATGCGCATTGCATCCTTTTCGGAGATTGGTGCCGGCGATGCCGCGATACCGTTACGAATGCCGACGGGTACCAGCTCGTAACCGAGCAGCGCTGCCATCTCTTTCGTGATCGTCGGTGACTTCGCGGCACGGTCGATCTCGACCGCCACGTCGATAGGCGCGAAACAGTCCGTGTTGTCCTCGCCGAACGATGCGTACTTTGACAGCTGCGAAGTTGAGACGCGGGTAAAATCCAGAATGCGGGAAATGCCGCCCGACAGCACGTATGCACCGTCTGTTGCAGCCTTTAGCGTTCGGCGTTCCGGCTCGGAAATAGTGCGCAAAGGAACCTCCCTGAAATTTCAAGGAAAAAAATCGTTCAAAGGATTCGGTGAAATGCGTCAGCTCAGCCGCTACGACTGTGCAATCAATGATTACGGAGGCAGCAATGCAGGGACAAATTTCGAGCGGCAAGCGCGCCAGCGCCGGAAGAACCGGCGCGCTTGCCAATCGTCACGCTTCATGTTTCCTTTCGAAAGGCCATAACCAAAGGAGACGAAAGCATGACGACGGGGGCAATGAAGATATCGATTATGGGTATTCCGTGGTACGCGGAGGGCGACTATGCAGCCATTCTCCGCACTATGTCGGACGGCAATCTTCTCCCCTCGACCTACCAGCAATGGAAGCAAAAGGCCGAACGCCTCGAATCCGAGACGAAAGCCAAGGGAATTACGGTCGTAAGAGCCATAATAGACCCGAAGACGTTCCCCGCGTGGTGCGCCATCCGAGGACTGAAGGTCGACGCCCAAGCACGCATGTCCTTCGCGAACGAGCAGGCTTACAAACATGGGCGCAACTGAGATCATCGCGCAGCCCCGACAATGTTAGAGGAAGCCGGGGCGCAGCCAGCCAGAGAATGCCGCGCCCCGGCGTTTCCGTCCGACTGGGAGGAGATGCAGGACGAATTGAAACTGGTTGCAGGGACCGGATTCGAACCGGCAGCCTCCGGGGTATGAACCCGGTGAGCTACCTCTGCTCTACCCTGCTTAGAAATGGCTGGAGCGCCGCCGGGGTTAGCGGGGGGCGACAACGCTCCAGCCTCACCCGCAGAGGAACCAACGGGCGATTCAAAAAACAATGCATCAGACCATTCAATGCCACGGCCAAAGGCCGCCACTCGAATACGTTCCAGCTCATCGAGCGATGGGGAAACTCCATTCTCCCACCTCGAAACGGTTGACTGAGTAACGCCAGCAACTTCGGCAAATTCCTTTTGCCCAAGCTGAAAGACATTTTTCCGTATGTGTCTGATTGCGTTCATGCGGCGGATATTATGCGCAAACAGATAAATTGCAAGGGAATTTTATGCGCATACGGATTTCCCACAATTCAAACGTTCGGCTACCGATATAGACATGAAAACCCAGACCCTGACTCCAGAACAGATGATAAACTTGCTCTTGAAGGAGCGCGAGTGGAACCAGCAAAAGCTGGCAGAAGCACTCGGCGTTGCGCAGTCGACGGTAAATCGGTGGCGCGGCGGAGCTGAACCCGAAGGTAAGCATCGGGATGCTATCCGAGATTTGTTTCAATCATTCTTCAATGGAGATGACGCCCCCAAAGCGGTTGTGCCTCTCATGGGCTATATAGGCGCAGGGGCCGAAATCGAACCCGAATTTGAGCAAACGCCGCCGGACGGTCTGGATTACATTGATATTCCTTTTGCGCTTCCCGCCGGCATGATCGCTTTTGGCGTCAAAGGTACATCAATGCTTCCACGCTACGATGAAGGCGACGTGATCATTGTCTGGAAAGAACAGCGTCGTCCGCTCGAAACCTTTTACGGAGAAGAAGCCGCCGTCCGGACACATGATGGAAAGCGTTATCTCAAACGCCTTCAGCGTGGAGCCGAAGGCGTGGATCTGATTTCGTGGAATGACAACCCCATCACAAACGTTCAGCTAGAATGGATAGGCGAAGTTCATTCTACAGTTCGAGCAAGCCAGTTGCGCAGACAGATTGTCGGCGCGATGAAAAATAATCTGGCAAGGCGCCTCTCATAATCCGTTGATATAACTCGACTCATTCTTGATCGCGTGATTGAGCGCACTGCAAAATATCTGTTTGCGCATAATATCTATTGCGGTAATTATCCGTTTGCGCATATTATCCTTTCTCGCGAATAAAAATGCGTGAAAGGAAACAGCGCAATGATTCAGTTTCATCCTAAAGCACAAACCATCCAGCCCCCCACCTGCATAAGCAGCTTGGAAAGCCGTCTCGCTGAAAAGATGCGCGAAATGGCCTTCGCCGGCGAAAAGGTCACGCCGGAATCGCTGGAAAACTACGGCTTTGCCCGCGAAGTGGTTGAGAAGTTCGGCCAGCGCGCCGCAGCCCTCGCCCGTCGCCGGTCGATCAAGAGGATCGACAGCCATGCATGACGAGATCCAGTTCCGAACCGAGCCAGGCTTTTCCATGCCTGCCGACTACAAAATTGAAGACTGCGAGACGACCTTCCGTGTCATGCTGACAGTCTTTGGTTGCTGTTCCGCAGCCGGCCTTGTGCTCGGACTGCAGATCGCGGGGTTGATATGACTGCACCCGCCATCAACTTCACAATCGAACGCCGCGCTCTTCTGCCTGCCTTGTCGGCAGCAAATCGCATCATCGAAAAGCGCAACACGGTCCCAATTCTTGCGCATGTCCTAGTCAAACCGGACAATGGCAAGCTAGCGGTAACCGGCACCAATATTGACGTAGAAGTCCGGGCGCAGGCGCAGCAAGCCGGAATCCCGGATTTCCAACCGTTTACCGTTCCTTCCGCGCTTTTTTATGGAGCTGTAAGCAAATTCCCGGATGGCTGCGATATCGAGTTCACTGGCGATAGTGCTGCCGTGACACTTCGGGCAAGCAGGTCACGGCTGCAGTTGCCTATATTGCCAGCGAAAGATTTTCCGGCGGCGACTGAGGACGGCTTTACCCATAGTTTCCGCCTGTCTGCCAGCGTGTTTTCACGGATCCTGACAACGGTCGGCTTTGCGGTCTCGACAGAAGAATCGCGATATTATCTCAACGGCATCTTCATGCACCCCGATGCTGACCAGCTCGCATTCACTGCGACTGACGGCCATCAATTCTCCCATATGAAGATTTCCGCGCCTGACGGATGCGCAGACATGCCCGGCGTCATCATACCACGCGGAATAATCAATCTGCTTTTACATTGCGCAAAGGCAGAGGGCGACGTGGAGATCAGCCTTTCTGACCGGAAGATACGAGCGGCATTTCAGGATGGTGTAACCGTGACCTCCAGACTGGTTGAGGGCACATTTCCCGACTATCGCCGCATCATTCCTTCTGGAAATAGCAGGCACTACCATGTGGACCGTGAAGTACTTCAGGCTGCAGTCAGCCGGGTTAGCTTGGTCGTAGGCGAGCGCTCCGAAGGCATCAGGTTCGCATTCGGCAATGATGATGTGAGGCTGGAGCTAGACAACCCGCTCGCTGGAAAAATGGAAGAGGCGGTTTCGCTTTCCGAAAGCTACCCCGACGAGACCCTCATCAACCTTAACTATCGGTACTGCAACAACGTTCTAGGCGCGACCGATGCAGCGGAAATGCGCTTTGCATTAGATTCCGCAACCAGCCCATGCCTCATATCTCCGGTCACCGATCCAGAGGCAGGAGAGCCACCCATCTTTATCATTATGCCAATGCGTTGATAGGAGCGCGGGAACCATGCCGGACAGAGCAAGGCCGACCGAGGCCGAAATCAAGTACGCAATTGAATATGCACTGCGCAGCGAAACCATCACCGCCGAAGTGTCGGATGAATGCGGCGGCACGCAGGAAGCAGTCGTCTACATGACCGTTTCCGATATCGAGCCGTTCACCATGCGCTTGCTACAGCAACTCAACGTGATTTGAGGGAGGCGGCTACAATGGAGCACAACAATCTGCGTGCCGCGAACGTCGCCCGCGATCAGGAGTGGAACACCGGCAGCGAACGCGTGTCGATGACGTTTCGCGCCACCGAGCTTGCCGGTGAAGTTGGCGAGGCCTGCAACGTCATCAAGAAGCTGGAACGCGAGCGCATCGGGCTTGTAGGATCCCGCGACACGAAAGAGCATCTTGCCGAGGAACTGGCAGATACTGTTATCTGCACAGACTTTATCGCGATGGACGCTGGCATTGATCTGGACGCGGCAATAGCCGCCAAGTTCAACGCCACAAGCGAAAAGAACGGATTGGCGACCCGGCTGTCCATATCTCCCGCCACGGCGCTTCCTTTCGAAGCAACCCCCGAAATGGTCAAGGCCGCTCTTGATATCGTATGGGAAGAATGCGAGACACATGACGATCTCGTTAGTCGATTGTGGCGCGCTATGGCAGCAGCTGCGTTAGCGCCCACCCCAAATGGGGCCGATCATGGCTGATGGGTTTTCTGGTCAATCGCTACCCATCACGCGAGAGCGCATTGAACGCGCCATGGATGCGCTTGCTCAGTGGATGGTGCGACTTGGCCCAGATGGCGTTAAATGCCTCCCAATATATGAACGCCTTGAGCGGGAGCTCGAGGCGCTTTCATCCACGGAAAGCAAAATGGCCGAGATCTTCGCCCGCGCTAAACGATCGAAGCAAGAAGCGACCGTGTCCAACTAGCATTGCGGCAAACCTAATTATTGTTACCGTTGCCATATCCCGCTCCCTCAACCGCATATGAAGTAATCTTAGAGAGGACTGAGGGCGCTGTCACTGAATTTAGAGAGCAGGCCAAAGAATTGAAGGCGAAACTGCTCAGCCGTCGACACTTGGTAGGAAAAGTACGGATTGAAATTCAACAAATCGGGTTTCAAAAGCAGCCGACACTTAGAATATATCGCACCTGTAGATAAGCCGCATAATTGAACATCCTTGATGGCGAACAATGATCTCCCCGCAAACAGATGCTATCAGAGAATGTCAATCAGATTCAGTGGATGATGCTAAATTTAATCTTCCCACTGTTCATCAAGATTGAGTGCTTGCAAGTTATCATTGTCGTAGAACGCCTGCAGGTGCAAATGGATATTGACGCGTGATGCAACGTTCTTTTGCGGAGAATTAATCCCGACTGCCGGATTGATTGCCGTCTGGCGTATCATATACTCGCCCCAAATCCCGGAACCATCAATCTCAGACCATCGATCGCTACCCATAACTTCAAGAGCAGCATCGTCGAAACCCCAGTCCTCTTCCTTATTTCGCGCAGACAACCAGCCATTGCGCAGAGGAAGATCTACACGTGGTTTTGGCCTGCTTGCAATCCCCCGTTCGCGCGGGCGCGTACTTGCCCAATCTCCATATACAATGGTTTGTCGGTTAGTGAGTTGACGTAATTCCGTTATCGCCGCACGATTATCGAAAGATGCAAACTCTGAACCCTCGATCTCTGCAAATCCTTTCGGAATTGTTGTATATGATACGATAATCGGCACATTGGCATCCAACATGCCTAACCTATCACGAATGATGCTTGCCAAGGTCGCACGCGTCACCAGTGTATCTTCTATCCAGCCCGCATCTAACATGATTGCAAAATCCGCTGAACCAACCTCGTTAACGCCAGCTATGACGTCATCAAGATTAGGAGGTATACGATTGAGCTCAATGCGGAGTGCAAATGTTCGCTCCATTTCCTGAAATGAAACCACCTGGTCTATGGCTTGCTCTCGTGACAAGCCACTGATTTGAAGGCATGGACTACAATGCGGGATACTTTCGATAAAACCAACCCAATTGGAATAATTGTTAGAAGGATCTTGTAGGTCGAGCCACTGCTGCTGCGCTGGTGATTCTTCGTTCGTAATTGTGTAGTCACGATCCACATCAAGAAAGAACGGTCGCGCACCTATTGCTTTCTGAATACGATCGACTGATCGCATCAGCTCCAGCGCATTCGGCCAAGGCGCGAGCAGAAATACAGGCTGAATGTTGTCTTTTGTGGCGCCGGGTAAACGCTCTAGCCCATTCATCTCACTTGAACGCAACGCCAAAGTCGGCACATAATTCAGATTAGCCACATCAATAGACATTCATCCCCCCACTTACGAACAGCAGAAATCACGCGGCCATACGAATTTCCATAGCAGCTTTCGACACTCCGAACTGCTCCGCTAAAACTTCTACTAGACCTTCACTTAAATGCTCACCGTGTTCTTTATAAATCTCTTCCAAAATCGGTTCAGGCATCACGATCTGGGCGGCAAGCCTATTCGCCTCGAACTCAATTTTTTCGGACGCTCCAGAACGATATAGAACATTGTCCTTCAACGTTCCGCCGAGATTGTCGATTACATCGCGATGAAGCAGAAAGTGCGCAAGTTCATGAGCGAGCGTAAATCTCTGCCGCTGGCGACTCTCATGGCGGTTGATTTTGATTTCATATCCATCATTAACGCGGGATATTTGACCGGATACGTTCATAGGAAGCGAGGAAAGCTTCACCTCAATCCCAAGCTCTCGAGCTATAGCGCCCAATTTAACCGGAAGATCACCCATATAACGCTGCAGCACATCACGTTCACGAGGATCAATTCGATTCCATTCTCTGCTTTTTGAGAACATCACAAAAGCCTCCATGTTAATCTTCAAATGCTGGCGATTGACCATCTTCGCTTTCATAGGTCAAGCCATCAGAATAAAGCACTTTTTCTATGGCATTGCGCAACTGGCCATTTTTAGCCATTCTCTGAAGCTCAGCCTCAACCAATTTCGGTAGCTCTTGTTTGAGCTGATCTTCAGCGGCCCGAACGGATTCCGCCTTAATGACGTGAAAACCGAACATCGCCGCGAGCGCTACAATCAGCGCAACGGCGCCTAGGGCTACCGTAGCTGCGGTCAAGTTTATCGATGCCATATCCGCATAGCTCAAGCGCGTAGGTGGACCGAATGCGCCCCTCCCTAGGATATGGAAATTGAAATTGAACATCGCAAGAAGCGCTGCGCCTACGGCGCCAGCGCACGCAAGTTTCAAAATTTCAAAAAGGAATCGCATGCCCCACCTCTTAGGCCGAGAACGTACTGTGATTCCAGTTTACAACCAATAGTATCCGGCAATCAGACGATTGTAGGACTAAAAGGCAGTGCGATTTTGCTCAGTTCTCTGTGCCGCCACTCGAGAGAACCACCCTCCCCATAATTAGGCCGATCGATGGTGTGCCCCATCAACGACCGGCGCAGTTCTGCATCCAGACCTGCTTCTTTCATCCGATCTTCGAACGCATGACGAAATGAATAGATCTTGTGCTTGTCGGTTGGGAACAGCGCGTTGTTTTTGAAGAACTTATTCAGCGTGTTCGACATATGGGTTTCTTTATGCCGGTAACGGGGAAATCCCGCACTGTGCTTTTTAAACACTTCAACAGCGATACCCACGAGCGGAATAATCCGTTTGGATGATTCCGTTTTGATCTCCCGCTTGCCTTCGCCATCTTCGATAGCTGTTACCTCTATGTAGGGCAGCTTTTCGTTTGCATGGATATGTTCAGGCAGGAGGTTGCAGATCTCGCTGGGGCGCGCGCCTGTCTCGATCATAGCGAGAACAACGCCTCTCGCTTCATCATTCAGGCCAGCCAAGGCACCCTTTTTAAGTATACTGTCTTTGATCCATGTGGCGCTGAAAGGCGGTCTGGATCTCTTCTTTTCGATAAAACCGAGATCTGCGAAAGGGTTTTCGCGATTTCTGTCACCAATGTGAGTGAAGTAGCGACCGTAGAGAATTTTCAGATCCGACAGGATCCGGTTGCCAGCCGTCGCTGTGTGCGTGGCCTCCCCTTTGTCAGGGGCTATACGCTTCAACCAGAAATTATAAACCTTGAGCGCGTCAGCGCGGGTGATCTCATCAATGTGCTTATCTTCATTCAACTCGACAAAATAATTCACCGCCGACTGCTTCTGCTGCACCCATTTGCGGCGCTGCGCCTCGCTCTTGTCGCGGAGCTGGTCGGCTGCAATCTGAGAGCGATAAATCTTGAACGCCTGATTGATCGTCACCTTTGGCGCATCGACGGTACCCAGAATGGCGGCGGCCTGCATAACCGGCGCGCTCGGCGCGAGGATGGTCTCAATGCGCTTGAGGATCTTATCCAGCGGCTCGGAAGCGATTTCCCTTGCCGTATGAAATGTGAAGCCGAGAGCTTCCACGCGCTTAACTGCAGCGTCGTACTTCGCTCTGGCTTCATCCTTGTCGCCGCCCATGATTAGCGAGGCCCAAAGCTCGCCATCTGCCTTTTCGAGCAGATCACGCTTGGATCGCGCAACGACCAGATCGGTCGTTTGCAGTGATTGTTTAATGATGGGAGAGCGCGAATCGAGCGTACCGATGGTTCCCGGTACGCGACGGCGGTAATAGTAAATGCCCCTGATTTTGGTCAGATGACGGTCTGCACTGCTATCGTCAATCCTGCGCCCCAT